CTAAACTTTCCATTTTTCCTCCTTATTGGATGCCATATGAATCTCTAATGAGATTTAGGGAGGTAACATTTCTCCCTTCAGTTATTTCAAAGTGATGTCTTAAACTACGGATAACGAAAAATCCACTTTGATCCTGATCTGTTTCTTTAGATCCTCTAGGTCCATCATGCTCAGGACCAACTTTAGGAACATTCACCTTGATTACATTACCAACTCGTAATTTAACATTACATGGTACAGTTATATTTAGGGACTGTTGGAAGAGGGCAGTATATCTGGTGAAGGATTTCGCCATATCATCAGGATCTCTACCCTGTCCATCTACATCATCAGCGGACTCCTCAAGGCCAGGATTCCACATTCCTCTGTCTCCCATTCTCACAAGAACTCTCGAAGCGTTTTTGGTAATATCTCCTTGTGGAATAGGAATATTATCACCAGTAGTTTTCAAGTTATCCTCGTTTACGTTATCCTCTAGACTGTATTTTATTACGTCCAGCTTCCATGATAATGGATCATAGATGTATGTCAAGTTATTGTAAAGACCAACTCTTAAGTTTTTCTGTACATTTGATGTCTTATCTCTAAAAGCATGAAGAATTTGAAACTCTGCGTTTGGATCGTTTGCCTGAATTACAGTTGATAGTGTGTATGTTGGAATACCATACTCCCCATAAAGTTTTTCTGCATCACTAGGATACTCCGCTTGAGTAGCATCAACCATCCTGTCAACAGATTTAAACTTATACCCCTCGTAATCTTCGTAAAAGAAAAATCCAGAAGTTCCTTTACCCTCTGCTGATACACCTTCTCCACTTTTTCCTGTAGTTTTCGATGTTGTTGGAACTGCTTTAGGACACAACCACTGTAAAGTGTAGAATGGTTTTCTCATATTACCAATGAAACCATAAGGAGTGATACTTTTCTCTACACTTACTCTATCAGGATCAACTTTCAGAACATCAGTCAATATACTTTCAACATGGTCGCTTATTGGTTTCTTTTCGTACTTCTTCATGACTCTAGAGGTCTCATTTGAGAGATTAGTCAGAGTACAACATCTAAGAGTAAATGATTCTTGTCCTTCAACCTGATTCACCTTTTCTACAGAAGAAACGTACAGGGGATTACCATTATCCTCAGTAAATTCTATATCTCCATAGGCAGTTCCTATGATCAAATCAATCTTTTCGTATCCTCTAAAAGGTACTACACTTAAAAGAGCGGAAGTATCGGATATCAATAAAGAAACTGTTACTGATGGAGATAGAATATCTTCAAAGTAATCGAAATGAACAACACTATTCTTAATGTCTATCGAGTCAACAGATTGGTCTTTGTCGCTATCCGAAGATCCACCCATAGTGAATGTAATATCATTCTCAGGAGTGACTAATATTTGTTTAAATTGTACTTCTTGTAATGATGACATTAGGTTAAAGCTAGATTATGAAGTTGCATGAGAGAAAGAACTGCTCCATTGTCCGTAACAGGCACGGTTACAATTCCTCCTTCTGTAGAATCACCATTCATACGAGTAGGCATATTTGTGGTTGAAGAAGTAGGAGGAGCAAGAGCGACTTGAGGTTGAGTTGCCACTGGATCATCATAAGGCATGTATCCCTCTGGGTTCAGAGCAGCATACGCATTAGGGTTATTTGGTTCGAGAGACGACTGATCTCCTGTAGGATCTGTTTTGACATCTCCACCCTCTCTCAGTTTTTGTAAAAGAGGCATTAGATTACCATAGGCATTATTCATACCATCATTATCATAGGCACCTACACCAGAAGCCTTTTTAACGGAAGCAAATTGACCTGCTAGTCCGTCATTAAACTCCTGATCACTAATTTCTCCAGCTTTCCATTTTTGATATCCAGCATAATTCAAATAATATTCTGACATTTTATCCTGAGTTTCTTTGTTGAACAGCGTCTTAGACGTATCAAAACCCATACTTTTAGCAATCGCTTTAACTTCCATCATTTGATATGCACCCATGGCAGCACTTCTATCACTACCATCTGCACTATCATATCCAAGTGCCTTTTGATGATTTAGATAGTCAGTTTGTAGATCATGAACCTCATCAATAGTCATTTTAGTAATATCTTCTGCCCCACGAGCGAAAGTATCACGATTTCTAGAATACATTGACGAGTAATCATTTCCAGATTCAAGTTGTCTAATCTTTTTCTTCAAATCCATGTCACCTGTGTCAACATTTAACATATTAGTTTGTGCTGAAACAGTACTAGGATTGGCAGCAGACTGGAACTCTGCAACTACCTGTAAAGGCTCTTCTTTAATTCTTGTCTGCAACTTTTCAAGTTGAGTTTTGGTTGTAATGTATTCCTTATATTCTTTTGAGTTAGGATCTAGACGGATGCCTCCAGCATCTTGAAATTTCTTTTCAGCTGCTTCGATCTGTGCCTGAACCGTTTCTTCAATCATTTGAATGTCAGTTTTGTCTTTGTCTTTATTTTTTCCAAAGAAGCGATTCCATGTATTACCCAGCGTTTCCTTTATAATGTTTCTGCCTTTCTCTGAAAAAGGATTTGCAACTTCTACTCCCATACCAAGAGAAAATACACCGTCATCAACTTCACCACCAGTAACGTTTCTGATGTTTTTCATTACATCTTTGCGGAAATTATTCAACCTTTCGGCTAAAGATGGACCTTGCTCACCCAGAAAAGCACCTTGTTTTTCTAGAAATGCAAATCTTTCCATCAGTTCTTCAAACTGTTTGACAGTCTTTTCGTTAAGAGCATCATCATCAGAATCAAGACCCCGATTCAACTTTTCTAAAGTTGTTTCATCCTCAGATTGTTCAGGTTTTAGTTCTGACTGTTCAGGTTCCTGTTGAGATACCTCCGACACATCCTGTTGTCTGTCCATTGATATATCTTTATTCTCATCAGCAGTAGCCTCAACTTTTTCCAATCCCTTATCTCTGATATTTTGTTCCTCTTTAAGATCTTTTTGCATTGCTTTCTCGTCTCCACCATATTGATTTTGAAGTATCTCTTCTGTAGATTGATTCTTCGCCATCATTGATCCCAAAACGAGGGGCAACATCAAAGCACTTCCAAGTAACATCTTATTCACTTTTGAACTCCTTCCACTACCAAAATTCTTTGCAAACTTCCTAGCTTTCTTTAACGTTGATTGACTAGGAATCTCTTTACTTTTACTAATTGCACCCATGAAACGGGCAAATCTGTTTATAGTTCCCTCAGCTTTATCAACAGCAGATGAAGCCTTCTTTCTTATACCAGTTATCTTTGAATTATTAGCCATTATAACGCATCCACTATGTTAAACAATGATTTTGATGTAGTGAGGTGAATATTACTGGGATCCACTGCTACCATAACAGGTACTTCACCTTTCATCCTTGACATGACATTATTGTTTTGCTGTTGTTGTCTTCCACCAACAGGAACAGCAATAGCTGGTCTAGGAGTCTGAGATGCCTCCATAGCAGCAGCTCTTGCTGGTTGACTTATACCCTCAGTAATTTGCGAACGTATTTCAAGTAAAGCTGGGTTAGATTCTATATTCTGTGGCACTGCATCTGATGATGTAGTGTCTACACCCACCTTTGTCTTGTCATCTTTAAATAGATCCCCTCTCTTATCAAAGTCAGTCAATCCAAAGGTTAAGAAATCACCAAGGCCTGCCATGGATCTCATAAATCCTTCTGGTTTAGGAGGTTCTTGAGTTCCTTCTTGAGGTTCAACAGACGAACCATCTCTGCCTGGCTCACCTTGAGATCCAAGGGCACCTCTAGTTCCCTTGTCACCTTGAGCGCCTTTGGAACTCTGAATCTCTAGAACTTTGGGTTGTAACACTAAATCAGGTCCACCTTTTGCAGTAGGCTTGTTTACTGGATCGCTTTGTGGTTCTGCCTTTGTTTCTGTTGGTAGAGGTTGCATATCATCACCACCAACAACAGTTCCTATGGGAAGTTCATTTCCAGCAGAGTCAACATTTTCATCTGCTTTTTTAGTCGTGGTTTGTTTATCAATGCTATCATCTTCTGTAGATTTATCTGAATCACCATCAGGTTTTAGACCAGTTTCTTCGGTAGTTCCAGTCCCTTCAGTTGTTGACGTTTCCTCTTCTTTTGTTCCCTCTTCATCTTTATTTCCACCATCATCATCTTCGGGTTGATTTAGATCGCTATCTCTATATCTTTTAGCTTTGAGTCCCATACTAATTCTACTCAAAGTCTCATCAAATTGATCTAAAGATTCTTTAAATTTTTCTTTTAGTTCTTCTCCTTTAACCTTACTTAATCCCTCTTCACTCTTTTTCTTGCGGCCAAATACCTTCTTGGCAAGAGCGATACCCGCTCCCAAGGGAGTTGCTTTGAATAATGCACCGCCCACAGTACCAGCGGCACCCATCACTGCTGGTGCAGCCTTGACTGTAAGGGCAGCTAATCCAACTATCGCAGCACCCTTCAATAAACCTTTTATTATACCACCTTTAGATCTTGTCGGTTTGGCTTTCGCCATCTTCTCGATCAGATCAACAATGATACCCTTTGCTTCGTTTATAAATCCCATACTTTTTTGTAGGGATGTCTGTAATCCACCAAGACCAGAAGCAAAGTTCTGTAATGAGTTTAACCCACCATCAAATATCTTTCCTAAGAAAGCTTGTGGATCAAATGCGTTGACGTTCCTTTGTACTGCCTTTGATAACTTAGGAACAAGAGTCTGAACTTTATTTTCTACTAATCTTCCAACATTTCTTATTCTAGCCTGAGGTGTCATCTTCTCAGGAGGTTGTAAAGCTTGAGGAACTAGAGACATCTTGCCTCTGACTTTACTTGCTTTCCCCTTTGCAGATCCACCAGGCAGGGCGCTCTTTACTGCACCACCAACTCGACTTTTGGCTCTACCAAAAATCTTCCCTACCTTGGCAGTCCCTCTTCCTACCTTCTGGGCTCCCCTTAGTAATTTTGATCCTAGTTTTAGTTTAGCCATTCTTCATTCGGGCTTCCCTAGCTTTTTGTTTTAGATTCTCTTCCTCTATGTGAAGTCTAAGTAATCCAACATAGATATCCCTTTCCCAAGGCATCCAGTTTTCAATGTCCCATAAGGTGTATTTATGGTACTGCATGAGAGCGAAATTGATTCGGAAGTATGTCTCAAGATTGATATGAGACATACTTAGGCGAAAAAATCGGCTAAGCCCTCTAATACTACAGTGTTCTCTTTTTTGGTGATTGGATTGGTCACAGTCAGTTTATGTGACAACTTAGGCATAGTCTCAAAGAATTTCTCAAGTTTTTGAAACTGTTGTGAAGTCAATGATTCGACCCATTCTTTTAACTCTTTCTTAGTGCAGTCAGATGCAGCAAACATCTCTTCATCATTATACACCATTTCAATACAACTAGAGAGAACTTGGAATGATTTTTCAATCGTGTCCTCATTGTCACTAAAATTATTATCAATGAACTGAGCAAGAGAAGGATACTTCATCTTTACAGTCCAACCATCACCAATCTCAATTTCTGTTGTATGTTCTTCAGATTTTGTAACTTGAATATCAGCGATAGGAACAGTGACACTCACTTCTGTTTTTCCGTCATCGCCACATGTAATGAGAAGATCAATAGACTCACCTACAGACTTACCACGAATGTTCAAGAACAAGTATTCAATATCAAAGGCAGGCAGAGTATCTACCTTAAGACCTTTTGTAATAACACATTCTTTAATTACTTGCTTGACTGCATTAGTAATCTCTTTTTGGTTTCCACCCTCTAAAGCGAGAATGAGTATCTTCTCTTCTTTAACCAGAAACGGTCTGTACTTAATAATCTTTCCGTTTGATGGCAATTCCAACTCATACTCAGAGGTCGTAATTTTTGGTAAAGGCATAATATGTAATTATTCGTTATTATTTAGAAGGGTTTTTGAAGCTATTTTGCTCCAGTAACTACAGGGTTATTGGATATGTTCTGACCATCCTCTCTGAGAACTTTGTTATTATCTTCCGTATCATTGGATGGAGAACTTTCATCAAATCCAGTAATATCTTCACTCCTTATCATAACATATCTGTCGTAAGCAAAGTTAACTGTTACCTGTAATAATTGTGAAGCTGAATATGATAATGCAACGTCTTGTATAGATGTAGGAAAGACATTGATAAACTTATAACTCAACGCTTGTGGTTTAGTCACGTTTTGTTCTGCAATGTTACTCCCAAGAGTTGTATCAATATTCCTTTCAAATTTAGTTATAGACATCGTTCTCTTATATTGAGCTGGGTATCTATATCTGAAAAAGTTATTTGATGCGAAGTTTGATTGGTCTGGGTATCCTGTAGCTGATGGAAGCACTGGTGATTTATTATCAATGTATAGTGGATTTATATAATTAATCCACTCTTGGAACAGAGTAAGACTTCTATAGTCTCCTGTCAAGTAATAGGTGACTGCGACATCATTGAATGTCCTTTGGGCTGCAAATCTTTCCACCACTCCCTGTCTACTTCCTGTCTCTGTAGAGGTTGCAAGAGTTGCTCCAGGCAGCATTGCTTCAGTTGCCAGTAAAGAGAATCTTTCTTGACCCAAACCACCATCATTATTATAAACACCAGAATTTTGTAACCAAGCCTCCAAACTATCAGATGAGTTGGCTGGAGCTAAGTCTAATCTTACTTTATAAAAACTCGATAAGGATGGAGACCCCATTGAGGACAAGAATTCAGTCTCAAATCTCGTTCCAGTATCTAAAGCAGTTTTCTCTTGATCAGAGAATGCTCTAGGTCTGTGAGGGTTGGCTCCAAGTTCTCCTAATGCTTGGAAATATTTCTGTGCGGTCATCTAAATAAAATATGACTTACCATACTATGTATATGGCTTATAAGGGAAAATTTAAACCAAAACATACTAAAAAGTATAAAGGTGATCCCACTCAGATCATTTATCGCTCCCTGTGGGAGAAAAAGTTCATGGAATATTGTGATCTGACAGAGAATATAAGTCAATGGCAATCAGAGGAATTCTGGATACCATACAAGAATCCTTTAGATAGAAAGATGCACAGATACTTTCCTGACTTCTTTATCAAATATCAAGATGCAAACGGTAAGAAAAGGTCTGTAGTTATTGAAGTTAAACCAAAGAAACAATGTAAGTCCCCACCAAAGAACCCGAAGAAGAGAACTAAGGCATGGGCTCATGATGTACAGACATGGATTATTAATCAAGCGAAGTGGGAAGCAGCAGAACAATACTGTGCTGATAGAAAGTATGAATTTAAGATCATGACCGAAGACGATTTAGGTATATCTCATGATCGCAGAAGATATTAGACAACAAGCTGGTAAGAAGAATAAAAGTGGAGCATGGTATGTAAATGCTCTCATAGAGGCATTGTCTAGTGTTCAGAATCCAGATATTAGTGCCAGTGACACTAGTGGTGTGACAGAAGGAGATTTGTTTTTCTTCTCTTATAGTCCATCTTTCCCAGAAAGATATGAATTTTGGGATACTCAACCCCTTGCAGTAGCACTAAAATTCTATAGAGATGGGTTTCTGGGATGCAATTTACACTATGTAAATCCCTCTTATCGTGATGCAGTTGCGATAAGCCTACTAAATAGTGGCGGCGGATCTAGTGTTCCTAAAAATACCTTACACAAATACTTGTACTCAGGTGTAGGAAATTTACTAAAAGTTCCTAGAAATGAAAATTGGGGAGAGATTTCTAAACTTCCCACAGAACAATTCATAAACAGGAATGGTATGAAGTATCCAAAATATCGAGCATTTAACTGGAGAAAATGACACAAGAACCTACATTAGTTAACGATCCCGAAGTATATGGTAACGAGCTTAGAATCAAAACAGAGCTTAAGCAGACAGTTACCACAGCAGATGGTTCTAGCGTTGTTAAATATAAAACTTTTATCAAGAGAAATGATGATGGATCGTCAGAAGTAAAGATATGGCCTGTTAATGACGATGGTTTAATTATTGCTGGATCGAAACCTATATTTGAA